TCATTTCATGGGAACGCATTGGCATTTTATTAGCAGATAAGAAGGATACTCCTCTTTGCTTATTCCACACCAGGTCGTAACGAAACTCGGTAGGATTACTGTTGATAAGTTCATTGCCAAACTTCGTGGTACAGAAGTGAATACAGGGCGTATGCTCATTCTTACGAATGCGTTTGACTTCCTTCCAGAACTCTTCTAGATTTATTTTAACGTCCCACTGACAACCTTGCGTTGTAATTTTTGATGATTGTTGTTCTCCATTTATAAACCTAGAAATAGGTTCTTTTCCTCTGAATCCAGTTGAAAGACACCCATACGGTAAGTCACATATAATTAAATCCACGCTTTGTGCCGGAAGTTCTTTCATAATCTGCAGGCAATCACCATGATACAAAGTTAGTTCAACCATCTACTCTGTTGTTAGGTTTATTAATGGCATATAACACGCATGACATATCTTCTTCTCAATCATAAGGAGGCATGCGTAATAATAGCATGGGTGTGTACTGTGACACCATTTGACATATTGTTTGCAGAAGTTAGGGCGGTGTGAAAAGGTAGTAATGAAGTGTTCTTGTTCCATCTATTTTATCTAATGATTATAGAATGACTCAACGCGAGAAAGATGTTGCCCTAGCTGATTATAGAAAGGAAGTCAACAATTATCAATACCAACTTCCACGATATGGCACTCCGGAATATGACGCAATGAAGATATGGATAGCGAACCGTATAGAAGACCGAAGGAAACCAGAGTTTGAAAAACTGAAGAGAATGAAGAAGTATGCAGAGGACGTTGTGGATAGAACGATGTACGGAATAAGAATAAAAACAGTACCATCGCGTGTAGGACAATTCAATAAAAAGATATTTGCGGACATTGATTACTTCAAGAAGCTCATCGCGGATAGACAGCGTCCGATTATGATAGAGGATATTGGCTTGTTTGATGAGCCCGAACCCCAAGTACGGTCTGCACCAAAAGGAGAGCCATGGGTGTTCAAGGGTGTAGAGTATTTTAAATATAAGAATCATGTTTGGTTAAATGAAGATGGTGTGCAAGGAGAGTATATGGGTCGGTATGACGGCAATAAGCTTGACGCTTCGGAGGCTGAGCCCGACTGGTAAAAGTTCTATTTAACATGCGATGCGAATGTGCCGTAAATTACGGCAGAACCAAAAAACCCAATGTAATAGAAAATGGGTGATTTATTCTGACAAAGGGGGGTATATTGGGCGTTTGACGCAAACCAAAAGTTTGATAGTTTACGTTATAAACTGCGAAATAGATGTAAAAGTACCCAATTTATACAGTAAACAATACTTAAAACCGGTTTTATAATTACTTTAGGCTATAAATCAGTAACTTTTACATATAAGTTCGTGGTTTATAAATAAAAGAAACAAAGTTAGGGTTTACGCGCCAGCAATCGTGGCCGTTTTTTTCTTTGCGTTAATTATAACCCATGGATATCGGTCGCCCCTACGCACCGCTACCTGCAGTCATTGCAGCTGTCCAAGCCCCACAAGAAGTGAAGGAGGAGAAAGACGAAGTTCCGAAGAGCAAGATTCTAGTTGTACACTCTAAAGATGTGTCCTCCGAGGAGCTTGCCCTATTTAAGTTTCACGGTCGCTACCTGAAGTGGGACGACCGCTTCATGAACATTGAGTTTGACAAGTTACCACCGCACGATTATCTCTTCCTTGATATGAGAGAGAAGAATGCACGTCATGCCCTTGGTGCAGTCAATCATCTGGAATACAGCGTGGTATGTTATGTCCCGTGGTATCACAAGTCGGAGAAGTTCATTGAGCAGTTATCTGCTATCGCAACAAGTAAGTTCCCTTTGCGTGCGGTTAGCAAAGAAGATTTTGACAGGCAACTCCTGAACGAGCGTCTGCAGTCGCCATCACTTGCCCGTACTTTTTTCGGGTGGCTTGTTCCATGCTTACGGGCCTAGGGAGGTGGATATGGAACTCTCTGTGGGAATACATCAAGGGCGTGATGCTCACGGAAATACTTACGGCCCTACAAATCACTCTGCCCCCCCTTGTCTTTACTGCTCTACTGTGGCTTTAATCAAATGCCAAAACAAAGTTACCCATTTCAATTGTCATTACTTTTGAGCCCGGGGCTTTACCTGATTTAGGCTTCCGTGTACGTTTCGGTTTCTCCTTTGGTTTCTCCTTTGGTTTCTCCTCAGGTTTCTCTTCCGTGTGCTCTACGTTCATTATTTATAGGGGCAGAGAATATATACCATATACTCTCCGCACATTATGGACTTCGGCGAAATCGTTGGGGCAATCATTTTATATTTTCATCTTATCTACATTATACTTCATATTTAAAATACACCTCCGCGGACCATCTTACGTGCCGACAATGGAATCGTTTGTTGTACACCCGATGGACCATAGGTTAACATCTCCTTCTCTGGTCTACGTCCTGGGCCTGCACCACTCACACGTCGGCCGATGGGTTCATCGTCCTTCTCATCAAACATCTCTTCTGCAGAGGCGGAAGGACGAACTTGGAATATATCGGAAGAACCAGGCATTAGAATACTACGCAACGATGGAACAGCTTTTTGAACATTGGGGACTGCCCGCGCGGACTGCTGAAACACAGGGACTTGATGACCTGCAGGGTTCTCTCCTTTGAACGGCGTTTCCTGTACAAACGAATAATTCACACGACGATTCGCAAACATATCCTTACCTGGTATCATACGCTTGCTTGGGGTCATCTTGGGGGCAATGCCCTCTGGATTCGTTGGAATCATGAGGTCGTCTTTCTTGTTCGCATTGTATTCTGATCCACCGCCCACCTTGACCACGCTATTATACATCGGAGCAACCGATGCAGGGTAGATACCATAGGAGCTTTGTTTGAGAACCAGGGGTTCTGAAGCATAGGTAGCACCCACGCCCTTTAGCAAACGGAAATCGCCCACCTGTTGCTGTGGAGCACGACCTTTCATGAGCTGAACCGTATCACCAACGTGTACTTTGACGTTGACAGATTGTGTTGGCTTCGCGGGCATTCTCTTTACGACCTTCTTCGCCAGTTTCTTCACTGGCTTCTTAGCAGGCTTACCTCCACGCTTCATCATCTCAGGACAACAGGAGCAACTCATTATATTAGTATACAAGATTATTCTTTACAGCGATATTCAATGGGGTCAAACCGTCGGAAGTACCGGATAGGCTGCGAATACATATTAATGTGCAGGAATGAATAGGGTTCAGCCGTAGCGAAGTCATAGAGCCTCATGAGCTTCTGTTCGTCTGTCCCTATCTCCTTCACGAACGAATCTAGTTCGGCCTTGTTTTCGGTGTGAAAGAAAGAGATACAGTCCAAGTTGGAACGGATTAAGGTAGGCAAGTAGGTGTTCCATTTCTGCAAGAGATAGATATTCGTAAGTAACATGTGGCGGTTTTGTGTCGCAAGTTTTGTAATGAGATTCGCCTGTTTGGACTTTATCATGTGAATGCAGTCATCGTAGATAATGCAGTAATGTGGTTTACCTTTCTTGCCCTTCTTCTTGCGACGCTCCGTATACGCTTCCGTCTTGGCGATAATATCCTCTAAGACTTCATTATTGAGGGTATCGTAGTACTGGTCGCCGATGTCTTCAATGAGGGGACGCATCTTATCGTCATTGGGTGCAGTCGGACTAATGACAAAGATAAGGTCAAAATGTTTGTACCAGGGACTCTCCTTCTTCATAATAAGATTTAGTAGCAGGGTCGTTTTACCACCGCCCTTACGTGCAATCAACGCATAGTTACACGGCTTCATCGGTAAGGGTGAACCTGTATCCGTACACTTTTGGTTATCAAACGGAGCCAGGGCTCTTGTTAATTCACTGGAATGAACTTCCATCTTTATAATATAGGCGATTAAAATCCGCCACGTCCTCGTATACGGCGTTGCTGACCAATCATGCCTCCTCTCTTCGCAACGGCTTCTTCCACTAGATTCGTTGTATCACGGGCAATGTCCGTTAGCTTCACGCCCAGCCATTTACTTACATTAGGCATTTCCTCAACGAGCGTCTTCAAGTCCTGTTTAATCCAGGTGCGACCCTCTGCGTCAAGAAACCCACTAGCCTGTGCTAATTCCATAACAAACGTTTGGCAGTTGCTATTGAGGAAATCGTAAGTATAGAAAGCCTTACCCATCTTCTTACGACCCTTCTCTAGCAACTCTGCAATGTTAATCTTACCCTTCTGGTCGCCCATATCTAGGTCATAGGTTTCGGCCTTACCGCCCTGCGTCGCGTACCCTGGCTCTTCGCGTGCTTCCAGCTTTTCCAGCTTCTCAATGACGTACTTGTTATTGATAAGTAAACCCGTATGGAACACCTCATCAAACCCAGCCTTCTGCTTGAGTTCGTTCCACTTGCCTGCAGTAATGAGTTGTACGGCAACGACACCAGGCGTACCGACAGGAGCACGGACCATCTTGATATCCGTAATGGGTTCGCGACCGTGCTTCTTGACAAAACGTCGGAAGCGTTTGGGGAGGTGCTCATCGGAGGTTAGGGCCGACCAGAGTTGCTGGAACCACGCGGACCAGCTATCGTCCTCTACTTCTTCCAGAATCGTACCACCCTTCTTCTTTATCGGCATACCACCTCTGCCTTTCGCCCAATGTGGGGGGTTATGCCGATTCTCATAGTCGCGTCGGGCCGCATCGTCCATCATTTGCCCGAATGTTCTTGTATCGTAATTACGATAACCCGCGGGAATCATTATACCCTGTGCTTAGAAATAAAGATTCTTGTATCCGTAGTAGATAGAATGTCGCTGGACGGAACAGGTAACACCTTTCTTCCATTCACCATCTCCGGTTTAACGGATATTACAACATCAACTAGCAATCTTGGTAATGCTACTGCTACTACACTTAACCTTACTTCCGCGACTGCAAACAAGATTGCGCGCTTTGACGCGTCCAAGAATCTGGTCAGTGCGTCGGTGGACACAACCGATATCGTTCCATACACTGGGGCGACAACCACCGTTAATCTTGGTAGTCAAAATATTACAACTACCCGTGTTCCTCTAGCGAATCCAGATTTGACCAATAAACTGTACGTGGATACGGCCGTTTCTGCAGCCAGTATTTTGGCTACCAACAATACATTCACGGGGACAAACACCTTCAATAACACTGTGGTAATGGGTGATGGGTATACTACCAATATCAATAATGCATTTGCGTCCCTTCAAGTACCAACCGCAACCGCAACAGGATTCGCAACAGGTGGAACAGACTATCCTGGTTCTGCTCCTGTATCCACTCTTGTCAAACCATCTTACTATCAACTGAGTAGCACGGGAGGGTCATTTGGAATGTCTATGTTATTTGATAGAGGCTATACTGGTGCTTCATTCACTGCAGGAGCATCAACCACAATTACTGGAACTTGGCAGGCTAATACCGTGAGTAGTCGTATTGCAACGATAACATTTGATGTATCTCTCTATATCGGTAAGTCTCTTCGTTGTGTATGGGAAGGCGTGAATTGCCCCTCTCTCCTAACAACCCCGTATCCAAACTTCATCGTTGTCAACGGTGCTTCAACAGTATTCACTTCACCAGCCCCTCTTGTAGGGACGAATACCTTCGTATGGAACTTCACACCAACGGTAGCAACAACGACTATCACCATCACTCTTCAAGCATCGGGTGCACCTTCTTTACCTGCTCTTGCTTGGACGGGATTTAGCATTAAACAAGTGGGGGCATTTGCTTATCAAAGCGGAGCGACTTACAAGCTAACCCTAACCAATATTAGAGCCTCATCAACGGTCTATTATGACATCTATCAATATAATACAGGAGGGTCACTGAAAACTTACATTGGAAGTGCCTTTAGTACTCCTATTACAACTACAGGACAAAACATCAGTCTCTTCTTTTATCCAAATCTCGTGCCTGCTTATACTGGTACGATTGTGTATGAGTTTCAAGCGGGTAGCCCCAATCAGTATGTGCGGTTTGATTCTGCTCTCATGGCCCGTGCGGACATGCAGATTTATGGAACGCTCCAAAATACATCTCTCAGCGTTGCGGGTTCATTTGTATCCAATAGTCCATCGGGCAATAGCGGAAATGGTTCTATTGTTAACATGACAGCGTTTAATGGGGCATATGGTTCTATTGAGGCATATGATACTGCTAATGCTAATAAACTACCCTTAGCTCTTAATGGGTATGGTGGTAATGTTGGAATAGGTCTAATAAATCCAACTCAAAAACTTCAAGTAGCAGGGCGTGGGTGCTTTGGGTATATCCCCAGTTCTAAACGAGGTATATTTATAGATAATGAAGATGCCTATGGCACAAACCCCTGTATTCAGGGTGTTGATGCAGTATTTGGAGCAAGCCCAATTTCTATCAATCCAGCAGGTGGAAATGTAGTCATTGGTGCTACTGTACCGATTAGCATGTTAGATGTGCGTGGAACAATTGCTGACGGCCGTTGGGCGACCCCTGTATTAAATGTTTATGGTGGAACAGGATTTGATGCGTCTAATATCGTTAATTTTCAATGCCAAGCATCGGCGTATGGACGAAATATAATGTATATGACTGGTAGATATGAGGGTTCTAATGATTCGTGGTCTTTTGCATCAGCAAGAAATGCGATAATGTTCCAAACTCAATCGGCATTAAATTCGGCAGCCACCCAGCGATTTACTATTCAAAATTTTGCAACTCAATTGGGTATTTTAAGTAATGGCGGAGGGAATTCTCCACTAATAGTCTTGAATGACAACGGTAATACGGGTATCAATAATTCAGCCCCTGTTGCGAAGCTTGATGTTGTTGGATCGGCCACCATTAACAATGGGTCTAATTATGCGAATTCAAATGGTCGCATGGGTTCTGGTTCTTTAACGATTGGTGGAACAACCGCTAACTATGGTGGTGGGTATGATTGGAACAGTAGTACTGCTGGTTTATTGTTTGAATGTTTAGACAACACTGAAATCGCCGTGCACGATGCAGGGACACGAGTCGCATCTTTTATGCAATATTCAGGGGCGCAAAACACTTTCTATATGGGTCGTCTTATGGGAACTGGTTGGGGAAACGCTACATATGCGTTTAGCGGAATCGTTCAATGTAGCGTTCAGCCCCGTTGTCGTTTATATGGTGCTGGCGGCGGCATTGCTATTAATGTTGGAGCTGTGTGGGGAACTGGAAACACGCTTCTAGTTGGGTCAAGTGCTGGTATGTCAAATATAACTGGCAACGGCTGGGACGCAGCGAATGGTGTCTTCTATGCTCCGCAAACGGGAAGGTATCAAATCAACATCACTTTGTACTGGAATTATCTGGTCCCTGGTAATCGTCTATTATTGAAGTTTTTTACTTCGGGTGGTACGAATCTTGGCGACCAATATGTTTGTATTGAGGGCGGAGGTATTGGCAGTGATTCTATTCGGCAATATTCAACGATGTTGCTTATGCCCGCTGGTAGTTATTTCTATGTGTATATGGCGAGTGGTGGAAACGGCTCTGCATCATACTTCGCAGGATACGAACATAGCCAGATGTCAATTTATATGGTGCATTAATTTCTTAGGATATGATAAATGGAAAGAGTAGATTATTCTAAACTCAATTATGAGGTTGAGGTAGAAGGAGGCAATTTAGCACCCGAACCACCAGCCGTTCCTTTACGAAGTGATGAACAGCAGAAGACGGTGGAAGAACTCAAACAGATTGTCGCCGATCTTACGGCACTGGTCCAGCAACTTCTCAAAAAGTAAAAAATTGAGTGTTCACCGGGCCTAAATAAATACTGACAAGTATGATTAGAATGACCCTGCACATTGAAGACTCTGAAAACTCACAGGTCCAGATCCTGGACGATGGTACCACGATTGCCGATATTATGAGTGCCCTTCACTGGGTCAAGAAGGAGAAGGCCCGCCAGATTAACAAGTACCAACGTTACTACAAGCCGATTCGTGACAAGAAGCGCGAAGAGATTATGCAGACTCTTCCGCCGCCCCCGGCCGAAGATAAACCAAAGCGAGGCCGAGGTCGCCCTAGGAAGTATCCGGTAGACACCCCGAAGTTCTAAAACCATAAAAATTGACGGCTGTTATTTTTTCTGTGCGGTTAAAGCCTAAAGATTATTCTCTCTGTCTATAGTAGAAGACATGGAGTTTATTGAGCGTCATGACCTGAAGAAGATTCACTATCTACGTTCCCTTCCCTACTCACAACTCAAGAACCACCTTGGAAAGACCAAGAACGAAGAAGAACGAAAGAAGAAGTATGAGAATATCCAGAGATTCTGTCAAGCGGTTATTAAGGGTCGCGGTCACATGATTCGTGCCTATGCCTATTCGTTGGCGACGAACACGGAAACGGGGGGACGACTCTATTGCGGTCTATCGGTACAGGGTCTTCCAAAGGCTATTCGCGGATTCCTTATGAGTCATACTACCGATGTTGATATGAAGAATGCACACCCCACT